TTACCATAACGTGCTTCTTCTGAAACACACTTCAGTGTATATTTCTTACCTTTCTGAGCACCGACAAACTCGAGTTCAGCAAGTTCATTCAGTGCAAAAATAAAATCACCACGCACTGTTCCAGGAATAGTATAGTTGAAATATACCATTTCATCACCGACAATCTTGAATGTACCTAGTAGATCCTCAGTATCAACAACAACAATATCACACACGGTACCTGGTGTAAAAATACTCTCATAGATAGAAGCACTAAGAAAAATTTTGGATATATCTAGATTTGCTCTATCTGATACTATAGAAATATTCTCAAGTGTAATGTCACCAGATTGATAACTTGCCATTATTTCATAAGCCTCTTTAGTTCTTTAGAGATTTGTGTAGAATATCTTTTGTCAAGAACTTGTATGCTTTTGTTTCTTTCGTTGATTTCTGTTTCATATTGAAAATATGTTACTGCATCCCAATAGGTAGTTTCGGATGATGGTATATTATTTGCCAATGAAGTTACAGCAGTAAAGACGGTGTTTGCTTTACTTTCCCTACCGTATAGATAACTGGATCCTGTAATTGTACCAGTAGTTGTGGTGTCAAATAGATGCTGAAGTATTACGGTGCTGCTATTTGAAAAACTTACCTGACCACGACCAGTATTATTAGCATCAAATGTAACATTTACAATCTCGTCTGAAACAAATGCCAATCCATTAGCAACTGCATATGAGGCAACTCTATTGGTATTATATTGCCAATCCTCTCTTTTTCGTACATAACCGTTTGGTACTGTATTTTTGGTTTCGTCCAAATAAGTTGGAGTGTAGTATCTAGCCAGAGAACCATTGGCGCTTACGATAGTATTATACTGAGAGACTGAAATGGCATCTGGTTGTGTGTACCAGTTGTTACGGAAATATTTTATTTTGCTTACAGAGTTTTCATATGAACCATATTTCTTTACTATAAAAGCATCAAATGTATTTTGATCTAGATTCCAGTCATAATATGGATCGACCATCTTATTTGTAAGATATAGAATCCAAGACATGTATTGATCTTGATAATACTCATCGGCAATCACATCTGGACGTTCATATGGTTTTATATCATAAAGATAATATAGATTTGGATTAGAATAGACGCTATTTAACACCACCGATCTTTGAGTAAGATTGACGGCAACTGTATTAGCATAGTCGATTAACTTAAATTTTTCAAAATATCTTTCTGGCATTACTCTATCCCATTATTGTAAAGCTTGACCTATTAGCCCAGGAACTCCCGGTAATATGCCAATAAATTGTTCTAAAGTAACTGGTAAACCAGGAAGTCCAGTGTTATAATCTCTCAAATCAATAAAATCAAGTTTGGTAAAATATTCAATCTCTTGTAGTTCCATTCGCATTTCAACCGCAGTAGGTGCACCTGGAATAGATCTAAAAAATGAAGGTCCACCACCAGGTGCAAAATTCACGTTTACACTTTTGATTATGCATGGCTTAAATTTATATAGATGTTCATCTGTTGGATATAGTTTTAGTAATACCATTTCTGGATACTCAAATATTACACCAGAAGATGTAAGCAAACCAGGTAACATATGATATTTTATAGTATTAATAATATTGGTTAGTTGTAAAGATTCCTGTTGATTTTTTGGCATAAACTTCCAGGAAAAACTATGACTTTTAAATGATGGATTTTTAAATACCACAGTCAAAAATGGATTAATAGCCAATCCAGAAATTGCACTTACGGCATTTAAAATATTTTCACCATTAGGAACAGAACCAATTGCTCTTTGGAGACCTTCAACTGCAATACCTTCCGCTATTGTACCACCACGATTTTGCGTGCCTGTAGCTGCTTCAGTAAAAGCACCTAACATAGAGCCCAACGCCGCTTGATCGTAATTTAATGTTGTTGTATCATTTAATTGATTTGGTATTGGGAGATATATACTACCTTGTGTCAAAATGTCTTTTCTATTTGAAATGGCTCTTTTTTCATACTTTACAAATCTCATTGACATAAAATATGGATTATAGTCAGAATCTTCACCAAGTAAATCAAGTGGAAATCTAAGACTATCTTGAAATAAACCAGCACGTGCAGTTCTTCCAGGTAATTCTGCAAGTGCTCGAGCACCTAGAACTGCAGTACCACCAACGGCTCCTTCAAATGCTAAAGCCACAGCACCACGAACGGTATCTCTTACTATATTATTAGCTATACCTCTTACAGCTGATCTTGCAATAGGCCCTAATGCCATCCATTTATTCCTTGATAAATATAACTCAATATATATTTATATGAGTTTTGAGGAATGGCAAAATACAAACAAGGGTTCTTCAAACCCATCAACCCACAAAAATACAAAGGCGATCCAACTCAGATAGTCTATAGAAGCTCTTGGGAACTAAGACTTATGAGTCATTTTGACACTACAAGGGAAGTGCTCTGGTGGTCATCCGAAGAGAAAATAATACCATATAGATCACCAGTTGATAATAGAATGCATAGATATTTTGTCGATTTTGTGATACAAATAATAAATAAAGAAGGTAAGACCGAGACAGTCATGATTGAAGTCAAACCAAAGATTCAGACTCAAGAACCAAAAAAACAACCTAAGGTAACCAAAAAATATTTAAATGAAGTATTTACATGGGGTGTCAATAAGGCTAAATGGGATGCAGCAAGAGAATATTGTGCTGACCGAGGTTGGAGGTTTATGATTATGACCGAAGAAGAAATATTTGGTACTAGAAAATGACGGCTTATATTTTTCAACAGATTGCACAAAAGGGTAAGTTTGAAGGTATTGATGCATCAATCCGCCAGAGAGATGCTCGTACTTGGTTCCGTAATGCCGCACAGGAAGTTTCATCCGTCAATACTAGACGACTGATGAATGACAAAAAGAATCTAGTGAATAAAATGGATGAAGAGTCTATTGGATCTATGTACATGTTTTCATATAATCCAAAACACAAAGAGACTCTACCACACTACGATATCTTTCCACTTATATTCCCAATCGGTATGAAAAGTAATGGATTTCTAGGAATCAATCTACATTATCTACCACCAGTACTTCGTGCAATCCTCATGAATCGCCTCTATGAAACCATAAATAATAAGAAATATGATTCCACTACTAAGTTAAAGATATCATATGAGCTATTAAATGGATATGCTAAGTTTAATTATTTCAAGCCATGTGTCAAGCATTATCTACTAGATTATGTTTCAGGTAGTTTCCTTTATGTGGAACCATCAAACTGGGATATTGCTCTCATGCTTCCGACTGAGAGATTTAAGAAACAATCCAAAGAACTAGTCTGGAAATCAGTCAGAGAGAACTTAAAGTAATGGCATTCGATATATCCAAGTTTTCCGCACATCTAAACAAGTACGGAACTATAAAAAATAATAGATATGAAGTTATTATATCACCACCAAGATTCTTTGCAACTGGTGACTATAAAGAAGTATTTGATATTATGCCATTTAGAGCAGAGAATGTAAATATACCTGATATAAATTTAAATCTTCTAGATGTAAATAGATATGGTATTGGACCAAGACAAAGATTTCCAACAAATATTCAATACCCTGAAACGATAAGCATATCTTTTTTGGAAACTGAAGCTAGTGATATGCATAAGTTTTTTACACTTTGGACAAATGCTATATTTCAACATATTAATCCTGTAGTTTATAATCGTCGGGGTATCTATCTAGCTGAATATAAAGAAAATTATTCTTCACTCATCGAAATAAAAGTATTTACAGATCAAGGTGAAGGATCTATTTCAAATATAATAGAACTCACCGATGCTTTTCCTAGTCAAGTAAGTGCCTCTGCACTCGGTTGGGGCGAAACAAATAATCTTATGCGTTTAAATGTAAATTTTGCATTTACTGATATTAGATTCCCTCTTTTGAACCCTCAAGCTTTTAATTACGTACCAAGTTAATAATGGAGTTTTGTTATGCTACCTAAGATTTCCCATCCTATTTTTGAAGTAAAAGTGCCATCAACAGATAAGCTAGAAAAGTTCAGACCATTTCTAGTTAAAGAAGAAAAGATTCTTCTCATGGCAAAGAGCTCTGAGGAACCATCTGATATCCTCAGAGCCATTAAGCAAGTTGTAAACAACTGCGCTATATCAGATTCATTTGACGTTGACAAGCTCACAATGTTTGATCTTGAATATCTATTCCTACAACTAAGAGCTATTTCCGTAGAGAATGTGGTAAGAGTTTCCTATAGAGATAATGACGATCAAAAGGTCTATGATTTTGAGATTGATCTAAAGAATGTAAATGTTCAGTTCCCTGAAAACGTAGACAAAGTCATCAAGGTTACCGATGATATGGGTATCAAGATGAAATATCCACCAGCATCACTCTTTGATGATAAGGATTATTTCAAGTCTGGTGACCAAGCCTACTATGAACTAATCCTTCGTTGTATTGATACTATTTACTCTGGCGATGATCTATTCAATCCATCTGACTACACCAAGGAAGAACTAGAAGCATTCCTTGATGACTGTGGTATCAAGACATTTGAAAAGATTCAGAACTTCATGAATAATATTCCAAAGCTTTATTACAAAATGGAATACACAAATGCCAATGGTAAACCCAGAACAATTGAACTAACAAGTCTATCGGATTTTTTTACATTGGGCTGAACCATAATACACTAGAGAACTACTATATCTCTATGTTTGCTTTGGTGCAGCATCATAAATATTCTGTTGCAGATATTGAAAACCTAATACCATTTGAACGTGATTTCTTTGTTGAGATGCTCCTGCAATTCCTGAAGGAACTTGAAGAACAAAGGAATCGGAACAATGCCAGCTAGACCAACCCCAGAGGATGATGAACCAGTAGGATCTAGATTAGAACCAGATAACCAATACTCTAATTCATCCTTTTTGCCTCAAGGCCATTATACCAATACTCAGAGTACAAGTCAACAAAAAAATGTATCTCAAGCAGAAGTTGAAAAACTTATTGCAGAAGCAAATATTAAAAAACAGGATGAACATTGGGTAAGGGCATATTGGAGACCAGCTATGGGTTGGCTCTATATGGTCATCTGTGCTTTTGATTTTATTATCTTTCCATTGATTACAATATTTTTACCTGTAGTTGCTAAGTTATTTGGTTTTAATGCAGCATCAACTGTGTGGGTAAGTCTCACATTAAGCAATGGTGGTCTCATCCACATGGCATTTGGTGCTATTTTAGGTGTGGCTGCTTGGTCTAGAGGTCAAGAGAAAATAACATCCAATCAAAATAATAGTTATAGATAATGTCAGATACAGCAGCCAAAACTCTCCGTAAAGCTCCCGAACTACCTAAGATCAGAGGTAAAGCATCGGAGGTTTTGGCTGCTGAGCCTAAAGCTTCTTTAAGACAACTTGCAGCCGATAATACTGATAAAAAGACACTTAAAAATATTTCTGGTATTCTAGATAAATTTGTTTCATATTCTAAAACACCAGCGGATAGAACAACTGATATTACAATAAGAACGGTTCAGGAAGAAACTGCTGAGGCTCTAGAAACTACATCTCGTATTATTAGTCTTTCCACAAAACATTTTGAAGAGCAAAATAAAACACTTGAGGACATTCTAAAACTTCTTAGAACTAGAAGTAAAAAAGAAAGTGATGCTACAGGTGGTGGTTCTATTCTTGGTAGTTTACTAGATTTACTAGATTATGATGGTGGTAGAAAAGGACAAAAACAAAGAAG